CACCACATTAAACAAGGTGACCTTGACTTAGAGGTCATCTTCCTCGCACTCGATCGTCCAGAGGACGTGAAGAAGTTGCTGTCGCTCGAACTGACAGGCATCTGGATTAACGAGGCGAGGGAATTACCCAAGTCAATCATTGATGCTTGCACCATGCGCGTAGGTCGTTTTCCTTCTATGCGTGATGGTGGCCCATCCTGGACTGGAGTTATCGCTGATACCAACGCCCCAGAAGAAGATCACTGGTGGCCTATCATGTCTGGTGAAGTTCCCATCCCCGACCACATCTCTGCTGACGAAGCGCGGATGATGGTGAAGCCAGACAACTGGAGCTTCTACACACAACCTGCTGGCATGGTAGAGGTCAAAGATGCTGAGGGTGTGATCGAGGATTACGAGCCTAGTAAGACTGCTGAGAACCAGAAAAACATGTTGGGCAGCTACTACTCAAACCTCATTCGTGGTAAAACTAAAAGCTGGATTGATGTTTACGTTATGAATAAGTTAGGTCAGATTAATGAAGGGAAACCAGTTTACCAAATGTTTGCGCCTGATATGCACGTTGCTAAAGAAGAGATTCCCGTGGCTGCTGGAGTTCCTACTTTTATTGGCCTTGATTTTGGCCTCACTCCCGCCGCAGTGTTCGGACAAAAGGTGCGTGGTCGATGGCTTATACTGCAAGAGATTGTCGCCTTTGACATGGGTATCGTCCGATTCTCAGAGTTAATTAGGCAGGAGATAGCCACGCGCTACTCAGCCTGTGAGGTTAGTATCATCGGTGACCCTGCTGGTGACTTCCGCGCTCAGACTGATGAAAGCACTCCGTTCCAAGTATTGCGTGGCGCTGGCCTGGTAGCTCGCCCTGCACAAAGCAATGACGTATCTTTGCGTGTTGAGGCTGTGGCTGGAACTCTTAACCGTATGGTCGAGGGCAAGTCTGGTATCCTGATTGACCCACGATGCAAAGAACTGATCAAGGGCTTTGAGGGTGGGTATGGGTATCGGCGTATGCAAGTGTCGGGTGAGCGCTACGATGACAAGCCAGATAAGAACCGCTTCTCTCACATTCACGATGCTTTGCAGTATCTAATGCTCGGTGGTGGCGAGGGGCGCGAAGTGCTTGGTAATAGCAAAACAGCAAAGCCATTTACTATGAAGCGAGAATTTGATATATTTACACGGAACCCCAAGCAAAAGAAGCAGAGCTTCTGGAATAGGATGAAGTAATGGGAAAGTCGTCGTTAGTTATCGAGCGTGAGCGCGCCAAGCGTCGTCAGAATAGTATTTCTGTTAGGGAAAGTCTTATTTCTGAACTGGGTCTAGCAAAAGGTATTGACCCTAAAATTGCTGCTGCAGTTTTTGATCGTGTTGGTGATCCCGTTACCCGTTATGCGCATGGCGGCAAGATGTATCGAAATTACACGAAACAACAAACAGCAGATCTGTTTGCAAAAAAATACAAATCAGAGTTAGCAAAAGTTGGTCAGCCCGAACTTACAGAGGCCATCGCTGCTGGATCTGATCCTCGAAGTGTCGAAGCTTTAAAGACAAGTTTAATTTCTGCTTACACGACTCCTGCGGTAAGCAGAGTAGGCGGCAAAGCCCAACACATCTCAAGCAGAGTAAAAGCACGTGAAAAAGCAGTCGCTGAACAAACTCAAAAAGCTAAGAATATTTTAATTGGTGACGCTGATGTGCAGCCTGATATTCAACAACTTAGACAAAAACGTAAAGGTTTAATCGAGATGGAAGCCAAGGCTTTGACTCGCAAGACTGGTCGTCGCGCTCTTTTAACATCCGCTCCTGGTGGTGGTAGTGGATTCTATGGTGGATACTTTGATGGAAAATAAAACAGCGAAGCACTACATGAAAAAGTATGAAACGGCCAAGTCGTTTCGACTTCCTTTCGAAGACTTGTTCCAAGAGTGCTACGACTATGCTCTCCCACAGCGTGAGGGCTTTTTCCATACATCCCCCGCCGAGCGCCGAGATGACCGCATTTTTGATGAGACTGCTGTCGTTGGTGTTCAAGAGTTTGCATCGCGCTTACAGAGTGGCCTAGTGCCTAACTTCGCTCGCTGGTCAGACCTTATTGCTGGCAGTGAGATTCCTGGTGAAGAGCGTGATGAGGTAAATAATGATCTCGATGAAGTCACAGAATACATCTTTGAAATCATAGCTAACAGTAACTTTGCACAGGAAGTGCATGAGTCGTTTATGGATCTAGCTGTAGGCACTGGCTGCTTGCTAGTGGAAGAAGGCGATGCCGTTAACCCACTACGCTTTAGCGCTATCCCCCTGCCTAAGATTGTATTAGAAAATGGTGCTGATGATCGCATTGACCATGTGTATCGTGAGCGCGAGATTCGTCACCGCGACTTTAAAGTTGCATACCCTAAAGCAAAACTGTCTCCCAAGTTGGTAGACCTGATGGAGAATAAACCAGATGAAAAATGCAAAGTCCTTGAAGTCGTTTGTCGATTATATGATAAACCAAACCAAGAACGTTACGGCTACTATGCTATTGATAAAACGCATGGTGAACTCATTTACCAAGATATTTTCACAGGTGTCGGTAGTAACCCGTTCATTTGTTTCCGATGGTCGAAAGCTTCTGGCGAAGTTTATGGGCGAGGGCCGCTAGTCAACGCACTGTCTTCTATCAAGACAACCAACCTGACTATCCAACTAATCCTTGAGAACGCACAGATGGCTATCTCTGGCATCTATCAGATGGATGACGATGGCATTATTAACGTAGATACAATCAACCTTGTGCCAGGCACAGTCATTCCTAAAGCCCCAGGCTCAGGTGGACTACAGCCTGTAGCTGCTGCTGGTAGCTTTGACGTTGCCCAGCTTGTGCTAAACGACATGCGCTTGAACATCAAACGCGCTCTGTATAACGATATGCTTGGTGATCCGAACCGCACACCAGCTACAGCCACAGAGATTGCAGAGCGTATGGCAGACTTGTCTCGTCGTATTGGCTCAGCCTTTGGTCGCTTGCAAGCAGAGCTAGTTCAACCCCTTCTCCAGCGTGTAGTTTACATTCTCAAGAAGCAGGGACGTATTGATTTGCCTACAGTGAATGGCCGTGAAGTTAAAGTTCGTAGTTCTTCACCCCTGGCACAGGCCCAGTCTAATCAAGACATCTCGTCCGTTGCTCGCTTCTTAGAGCTTGTCGGTGGTAACTTCGGCCCAGAGATGGTCAACTTACTTGTAGACACAGAAGAAGCTGCTGTTTATCTTGGTAAGAAGTTCGGTGTCCCCGATACTTTGATTCGAGATGAAGCGGAGAGAAAACAGATGCAAGAGATGATGCAACAAATGGCTGCCCAACAGCAAGGCGGCGGTGTGGTATAAATGTCACACATTGGAGTAGACGGCTATCCTCGCCCGAAAGAGGAAGACGAAAAGATTTCACAAGACATTAGAGCCTTGATGGGTAGTCCAGCAGGGCGTGAGGTTCTTCGCTATCTCCGTTCCATTACATTGGATGCGGTAGCTGGCGGTGGAATAAGCGATGGCGAACTCCGACATTTGGAGGGTCAACGCTTTGTAGTAGCGCTGCTTGAGCGGCGGATTAAACATGCAGAGAAAGTAGAAAGCAAATGACTGAAGCAACAGATAATGTAGAGGCAGTAGCCGAAACACCTGACGCCAATGTAACAACGGAGTCAGTAGAAACAAGCCGCCCAGAGTGGCTACCAGAAAAGTTTAAGACACCAGAAGATCTGGTTACATCTTATAGCAACCTGGAAAGCCGTATGGGTAAGGGTGAGGAAGATATCCGAACTTCTATTATGGAAGAGATTGAAGGCGAGGCATTTGCCAATCGTCCTAAAACCTCTGGTGACTACACTCTCCCAGAAGGGACTGAGGAAATCGCAGAAGACCTAGCCAATGATCCAAACGTAGAGTGGTGGTCTAACTTTGCTTGGGAAAATGGTTTCTCTCAGGATGAGTTTGCAGAGGGCTTGCAACGCATGATACCCCAGGGGCCAGACCTAGAAGCGGAAGCTGCTAAGTTGGGTGACAACTCTAGCGCTCGTATTGAGGCCGTATCCTTGTGGGCGCAGAAGAATGTGCCAGAGGAAATGTCTGATGCAGTCATGGCTATGGGCGAGAGCGCTGCTGGCGTAGAGCTACTGGAACACTTCATGTCTATGAATGATGGTGTTAATCTTAGCGGCGAAGGGTCAACTGCTGCTGGCCTAAACCAAGACGAGCTACGCTCAATGATGCAAGACCCTCGCTATTGGGACAATACTCGCCGTGACCCAGGCTTTGTAAAACAAGTTGACGAGGGTTTCTCAAAGCTCTATAAATAAAGACAGCAAATCTCCTTGCTATTGAACCGCCAGTGTGACCTCCTCCACTGGCGGTTCTTTTTTGTGTTGCCAAATTGCAACATTTCAGGCATTATTGCTTGATGAGAGGCCCGTATATAGCGGATGGCCCAGAGATGGATAACCAGGCGATGCGAAACACGGACAACCAATCCTGAAAAACCTTAATCTAACTTTCTTTTTATAGGACAAATGTAATGGCTAACACAATTAACAATGCTTTTATCACGCAGTTCGAATCGGAAGTTCACTTGGCATATCAGCGTATGGGTTCGAAACTTCGCAACACCGTCCGCCAAGCCAACAACGTGAACGGCTCGACTGTTAAATTCCAAATCATCGGCAAAGGCGCTGCCAACACCAAAGCTCGCGGTGCTGATGTTACTGCTATGGAAGTAGCCCACAGCAATGTGACTGCAACCCTGACAGATCACTATGCACCTGAGTATATCGACAAGCTGGACGAGTTGAAAATCAACATCGACGAACGCCAGGCTGTTGCTCAATCGGCTGCTTATGCTCTGGGTCGCAAAACTGATGACCTTATTACTGCTGCTCTTGATGCTGGTGCAAACTCCACAGCAATCAACGATACTGCTGGTGCCTTGGTTAAAGCTGACTTCCTGACTATGTTCGAAACTCTCGGCACAGCAGACATCCCAGAAGACGGAAAGCGTTTCCTCGCCCTGTCTCCTGCTGCTTACGCTGATCTGTTCAACATCACTGAGTTCGCTTCGAGCGACTTTGTTGGCGACCAGAACCTGCCGTTCGCAGGTGGTGCTTCCATGAAAGAGTTCATGGGCATTAAATGTTTCGCTACCTCGGCTGTTGCTGGCGGTAAGAACTTCTTGTATCACAGTTCGGCCATTGGCCTGGGTGTGGGTTCGGATGTTCAGACTGAAGTAAACTACGTTGCTGAAAAAGTAGCACACCTTGTCACTGCTCACATGAGCATGGGCGCGGTTGTTATTGATGACGATGGCGTTTACGAAGTTCTCGACAACAACTAAGTTATCTGGGGAGGGGGACTTATCTCCCTCCCCTACTACTTACAAAGGTGAACGATGCCCTCTACTGCTGCTAATAGTGCTATTGATATTTGCTCACGCGCCCTGATCCTTATCGGCGCTGATCCAATCACATCCTTTGAAGACGACACGACCGAGGCTCTAGTAGCCTCAAATATGTATGAAGACATTGCACGTTCACAACTATGTTTAATGCGTTGGCGCTTTGCTACCGAGCAGGCAGAACTAGCCGCTCTTGTTGATGAGCCTACTGGCCGCTTCGATACAGCACACCAACTGCCCACAGGAATCCTGATGGTCAACGCCATCACAGTATCTGACCAACCTATTAACTACACGATCTACGGCGACAAAGTATTCAGCGATGTATCTTCTACCGAAACTGTTGTTGCTGACTACATATATCGTGCTGGCGAAGAAGATTGGCCATCCTATTTTGTTGTCGCTGTCGAGTATATCCTTGCCAGTATCTTTGCTACTTCTATTGCCCGTGACGGTAACTTGGCTGCTGTTCTCGAGCAGAAGGCAAATCTCTTTATGGCTAAGGCTCGCTCGACGGATAGTCAGCAGCAAACTACACGCAAACTAATTACTTCGAGGTTCCTGACCGAAAGGCGTTCCTAATGGCTAAGGTTAAAGTTCCTTTCAACAGCTTTCAGTTTGGCGAGCTAAGCCCCTCCTTTACGTCCCGTGTAGACACGCAGTTGTATCAGGCTGGCGCACAGAAGGTTCGTAACTTCCTTATCTTGGGGGAGGGGGGTGTTAAGAAGCGCCCTGGCACTGAGTTTATCTACGAGTTTCCCAACACTCGTGACGATACCAAACCAATGGAAATCCGTATTGAGCCGTTTATCTTCTCGGATACTGAGCGTTACATCTTTGCGTTTAGCAATGAAAAGCTAGACATTTTTACCATTGATAACTCTGACGATAGCGTATCCTACACTATGTCTTTGAGTGGTTCCGCTAATTGCCCTTGGACTACAGCAAAGCTAACAGAGCTTACTTTTGCTTCATCTGGTGATGTTACCTTTATCTGTCACACATCCTTTATGCCAAAGGTTATTCGACGCACATCAGTGGATACTTTTGTCACAGAAAACTTTGAGTTTGAAACAATACAACTAGGCGCTGATACCGATGCTCATGTATTGACTGTGCCTAAACAACCTTACTTCGACTTCCAACCGCAGGGGATGACGCTAACGCCAAGCTCCGTTGCTGAGGGAACGGGGCGCACTTTAACTGCGTCTAGTGCATACTTTACGTCTAGTCATGTCGGCAAATGGCTTTTGATTGGATCTGTTCCAGTGTATATTACTGGGTATACAAGCAGCACAGTGGTAACGGTGACGATTCCAGATGAAGGTTTATACAGAGAGCTTGCTCCTGATAGCGCAGAGGTCTTCTCTGGTATTAGTTTTGTTCGCGTTACTATGGCTTTACATAATCTGGAAGTTGGCAAATCTGTTACTATTTCTCGCTTGGGGCCTTTGGGCGGCATCACTCAAGGACAAATAGAAGGCACATTTACTGTGTCTCAGATTATTGACGAGAATACATTTGAATACAACTGCACCCACAGTGCTAATAGCTCTGCTATTGGCGGTGGTAGTATGCGTGTGGCTACTGTAGCTCCTACTACTGAGTGGTATGAGCAGTCTTACTCTAGCATCCGTGGCTACCCTGGCGCAGTAACCTTCTTTGAGGGACGTTTGTGGTTTGCTGGGACTATTGGACAACCAGATCATGTCTGGGCATCCAAGTCTAACGAGTTCTTTAATTTTTCTATCGGAAGTGGGGCAGCTAACGATGCCATTGATATTGCTTCTAGCTTTGGCGAGTTTTCTCAAATTAGGCATCTGGTATCTAATCGCGACCTACAAGTCTTCTCAGCTAGTAGTGAGTCATATATTCCTGCTGTTACATCAGCTCCTATTACCCCTGCAACAGCTTTGATTAAACGTCAGACGCCGTTCGGTTGCTCGTTTGCACGACCACAACCTTTTGATGGCGCTACGCTCTATACACAAGCCTCTGGTGAAATGCTAGGTTCGTTTGTATATAGCGAGGTAGAACAGGCTTACAACACACAAAACGTAAGCCAGACCGCCTCACACCTTATGCAAGGCCCACTACAAGCTGCCGCTATTAAGGGTGGCTTTAACAGGTCTGAGTCCTACTTGTTCCTGGTAAACCCAGATGGAAGCGTATCTATCTTCTACTCTTCTCGTGGAGATCAGAAGGCTGGCTGGATGAAGTGGGATACGCCAGGTAAGTTCCACAGTATTTGCGTTGTTGACCGTCAGTTATTTACTGTTGCTGTCCGAGACGAGGGCGACGGGACTAATCGTTATTACCTAGAAGAGTTCAAGGATGATATGCCTATGGACTTCTGCAAGTATCGCACTAATGGTGTAGCTGGTGTGTTTGATGTTAGCGATCAGTATGCTAACAATGCTAAGGTAAAGATTGTAAGCGGCACTGATTATCTGGGTGAGTATACTGTAGGTGAGGTTACTACTGGTAAGGTAGATGTATCTACTGTTAAGGACTCGGTAACTGCTGCGTATGTAGGATATCAGTTTAACCCTATCCTAAGAACCCTCCCCATCGACATCTTTATTAGCGGCGACTCCCTCACAGGGCGTCCACGCAAGATTGATATGGTAACACTAGATTTGCTGGACACCCTGTCTGTAGCTGTTAATAATAAGAACATGGTGTTGCGTAATGTAAATGATGACTTCTCCCTAGACCGTGCGAACTTTACGGGGAAGAAGGAGTTTCGTTTAATTGGTTTAAGTCGTGATCCAGTGGTTGAGATCACACAGTCCGTTCCATTTGGATTACAGTTGAACGGCATGGTAGTTGAGGTATCGTTCTAATGGTTTGGCAGGTAACACTAGGACTCCAGGTAGCAAGTGGCTTTATGTCATCTAGGGCAAAGAGGAAAGCGGCTAAAGCGGCTCGTAGAGAGGCTCGCGCACAAGCTGCGGAGGTTCGCCTACAAAAAGAAGACGTAACTCTGCTGGCAGAGCAAGCGCACGAAGATCAACAGGCACAGTTTGCAGATATGGTGGCTTACAACGCGGCTGCTTTTGCTGCTGGTGGTAGAGTTGGACGCAGTGCTGCTGCCCTGAGAAAGCGTGAGCAACAATTATATGGCAAAAGCGTTGATCGCCTTCGTCTTCAAGAGGCTCGTGAAAAAGCTGCTCTTGAAAGAGAAGCTAAAGCTATTGAGCGTAGGGGTGTTCAGGCTCGCAAGTCTTACCGCGCCCAGGCACTAAATACATTATTTGATACAGCATATAAAGCATCTACTTTAATTCCTAAAAAAGCGCCAGAAGAAACCGAAGGGGAAACCTAAGACATGGTTGAGATTAAACGCACACGCGCAGGTCAGGGCTATAAGCTCAGTAGAATTGGCGTTGTAAATGTTCAGTCAGGCTCCGAGCAAGTCTATGAGCAGAAGGCTAAGGGCTATGGTCAGTTCGCTGACTTTATGTTTGAGCAAACTGCAAGTATGCAGAGGGAAGCTGGCGCTGAGTTTGCTGCTGAAGTTGAAGTTCTTGACGATAACGGCAAGGTTGTTTCCAAGAAAATTCCTTCTGGCCTAGGTAAGTTCGGCCAGGAAGTTGCCGTTAAAGAAATTAACCGCCGCATGTCCGTTGCGACTCAAAACGAAATGAAGAGTGTTGCTGCTCAGTTTAAGCAAGCGGTTAAAGGGTCTTCTGATCCAGCAAATGCTTTCCGACTTAACATGGAAACATACCTGGCTCAACGCACCAAAGACATTACTGAAAGTGGTGGGGAAGATTTTATACCCACTCTTAACGAGATTGCTTACAACATTGGCGCTCTTGCTGAGATAGATATTAAACTTGAAAAGCAAGATCAGGTTAATAAGAAAAACGAATCAGACTTACGGATTTATTCTGATGATCAGCTAGCCTCTGTTACTACATTATTTTCTAATGGTAAAGTCGAAGAGGCTACTAATTTAGTCCAGTCAACAATTCAAGCTATTGAAGAGTCTACTCTTCCGCCTAGTGCCAAGGCTTCTTTAGTTAGACAGCAAAAAACAAATGCAAGCGTTAGCTTGGTAAATTCTGTAGTCAAGGGTTCTAGTTCAAATCAAATGCGCCGCTTAAGCGAGGAAGCTGGTCAGCTTTCATTTAGCAATGAGACTTTAGAGAAGTTCCCAGAGCTAAAAAAACTTGGTGATATGGAAGCTGGACTGTGGCAAAGTATCGCCACTGATTTAAATACGACAGCAGGTAAAATTGCTATACAACAAAGCAATGTCAGTAAGGCTAAACAAGCCGAGGATTTGCTGGCCTATCGAACAAGTGGTCAAGTTTTTGATAACAATAAAAGTGCGCGAGAAGCACTAGACTTTCATTTGCTTTCTGGGGGCGTAGATACTTCAAACATTTTTTCGCAAGGAGCCGTTACAGTAGCATTGGAAACTTCTCTTGCTGCACCTTTTGCATCTAATGTTTTAAAAAGAAGTTTTGCTAATCTTGGGGGATCTGGCGTATATGAACCAGAAGACATTCAACGTGCGGTAAACATTTGGAACAATGTAACCCAAGATAAGACTAGCACAGAGTATGGATTTAGCGAGAAAACAACTGAGCATATGATGCGTTTAAACTCTTTAATGCAAGTCAAGGGTGGAGACCCCTTGTTTGCTTTAGAGATGTCCAGGCGTATTCCTCGCAATGACCCCGCCGATTCTGCTGCTGTGCAATCATTTACAGAATACAAAACAGATAGTGGCAATCCTTCAAGGGATATTGACTCTATGGCTCGTAGGTATATTAAAGAAAATTATACAAACATTAGGCCAGAGCATGTTGAGAGCATGTCTAATCTTGCGGCTTCTTTAATGATTTCTGACTCTGGTAGCGTAGAGCAAGTTGTATCAGATATGTATGAAGTTAAATTTCCTAGATCAAAGTTTATTGTTCCTACAGCTTACGACAGAGATAATGGAAATAAAGCAAGAAGCCAACACGCGCCAGAAAAGTATTTAACTAGTAAGGCATTGGGCGAGTTTGAAGTAGACTTGCAAGCCAAGTTAGAACAATACACATCTGATGACTCGATTGTTATTGGAGAAGATGTTTTTCTAGACGTAGTGTTAGGAGCAAATAACATTGCACAATGGAAATTTGTAAACAAGGTTGGTGTTCCTATCCAAAATGCCAACGGGAAAGAAGTTATATTTGGTGCTGAATTGCTGCAAAAGTATTACGCTGACATGCAAGTAAAGAAAACTAGGGATGCGGAGAGAATTAGAGCGCAGCATGTTGTTTTGAAAAGCAAATTATCCTCGCCAATGCGAATTGCAGACTAGGAGTTTTTAGTAATGAAGCCAGTATATACATACAATACTGATGATGTTTCCGAAGAGTTTGCCCCCGTATCTTTTGTAGAGACACTTGGCGCTCAACTTGGCTATCAGTATGCTCCTATTGCTGATAAAATTGAAGAGCTTTACAACTCTAAAGAATTTAAAGCCGACCCTAACTTTGATTGGTCACAGGCTATACAGGGGCATGAAGACCACGCAAGAAGCTTGGTCGGTGCTAAAAACCAAAAACACTTTGACTTCCTCCGTAATAATCTTGACCGCAACTTAGAGCGTAGAAATATATTATCTCGATCTTCTATGAGTCAGTCTTTAATGGCTGGCTTACTAGATCCAATCAACTTTGCTTTTCCTATCCCAGTCCTTAAGGCTGCGGGTGCTATTGCTGTAGGAACCGCAGGTATAAAAGCTGGAGCGGTTGCTGGCGTAAAGGGTGGCTTACTTGTTGGCGGGATTAGCGAGGCTATTCGTGCGCCGTTTGATCCGCTTGCTACTGCTGGTGAGGTTAGTGTTAACCTTGGCGCTAACGCTGTATTGGGTGGCGTAGTTGGTGCGGCCCCCAGCGCTTTGCGTCAAACTTTTGCTTACAAAAAAACACAACAGCGTAACTTTGAGGTAGCTGTTTCACGTGGAACAGCACTAAAAGATGAAGTTGATGGCGTTAAAATTGATTACGACATTAACTTAGGTGATCGTAGTATAGGCGTTGAGGTCAGGAATAATACTGTATATGTTGACCGCGATATCATAAATGAAAGCTTTTACAAAAAGCCATGGACTAAGCCTGATGACGGCTCTACTCCCCTTGCCCAGAATGATATGCCGAGTGCCATTGAGTATAGCGAATTTTTAATTCATCGAGAAGTCTTGCGTAGCAAGCCGCCCGCAGGAGTTCGAACTCAAACTCGGTTAAATAAATTAAATAAAGAAGTAAAATCTACTAACAAAAAAATAGATGAGCTTGAAAGCAAGCTTGAATCTTATAACGAGTTGTATTCAGAAGCGCGTGGAAATGACCAGGATATGGTCTCTTATGTAAAAGACATGGAATCTATTTCCCAAAAAAGAATGGATCTAGAGAAAAAGAACAAATCTCTAAAAGCTTCAATAAAAAGAGAAAAGGCTAGTTTAGAAGCTCCAGCAGCAAAACAAGCTATGGTTGATTGGTTAAATAAAACTAATAAAGAAGCTCTTGAGCGCATGACTAGTGGTTATGCTTTAAAGAAAACTAGTTTTTCTGAGGGCATTTTGTTTAATGCTATTTCTACTCCTCTTAAGCGCACAAGAAAAGGCAACTACCCAGAGACGATTAAAAAAGCTCACGCTAACTTAGTGGAGCATAGTGCTATGTCTTTGGAGCGCACAGAGCGTGGCTTGCCTACTGAGTCAATAGAGCAAAACGTAAAGCGTCATCAGTCCGCAGCAAACAATGTTATAAGCGAGCTTCAGGATTTACATGCAAAAAATGCTATGGGGCGAGAAGAGTTTCCAACTTTCATGGGGACTAGGGATGAGGACTTAACTTCATTTGCTACTGGCACTAAAGGATTTAGTGAAGAATTTTCTGATCTTATAAAGCTCCGAGCTAACACTGCTAACCCTGCCTTTACTCGCAGCCTTACTGATTACGAAAAGAAAGCAATTGCAATAATTGACGATCTTTATGACAGCTACTTAAACCAGTCTCAAGATGTAGGCTTTATGCAGGATGTTGTAAATGTTCCAACAAAGATTAAGTCCTTAAAGAAAAACATTAAGGATTTTGAAGAAGCTTACAGAATTGATGCAATTGAAGAAGGTTCGGCTTTAGATGTTCTTTCTATAAAGAAATTAGAAAACCTAGAAAAAGAATTAAAGTTTTTTGAAGGGCTTCCTATACACAAGAGGAAGCAAAAGTTTATGAACCGTATGTGGCGCTCCAGGGAGATTGCCTCAAACGATGACATGCGCGCTAAGCTTGTTGATATTATTGAAAGACGAAACGCTGCCCGCCCAGATTTAAGACACTGGGATGATGAAGTTGGTGAGTGGATAGCTTTAGATCCAAGAGAAGCAGCAGAGCGCAGCGTAGACCATATTATAAATGAAGAGGCCTTTGATCCTTCTCAGGCTTCAATTACGCGCGCAAAACACTTTAATCACAGAACGCTTGGTGACATTCCTGATTATGAGCTAATAGATTTTCTTCATACAGACCCTTCTATTTTACATACCTATGTTCAAAAAGTTGGCCTTTCTATTGAGTGGCGAAAGTTTAACGGCGACAAAACTGTTGATCAATTTTTAGAACAAGCTGAAATTGATATGGTTAAAAATAAAAACACTGTCGATGAAATTGTTGCGTTTAAACGTGATTACATGGCCGACTTTGATTCTTTAACTGGAAGAACAATTACCAATCCAGAGCGTTTGGACAACCGCGCATCTGATGTTGTAAAAAAACTTACTGGAATTACATATCTAGGAAGAGCTTACCAGGCAACGCTTGGTGACATGAACGGTATTGTAGGTCAGCATGGCCTAAAGAAAACCTTTATGACTTCTTGGTTTAGCTCTATTGATCGAGCAATGGCTGGTCAGTCTATGAAAGACAACGTAAAGATATTAGAAGGTGTTTCTCACGCCAATAATGCACACAGCAATCGGATGGTTGCTGAAAACACACGCATTGGAGAGCAATACAGAGAAGAAAAAATTATGAACTCTCTGACTCAAAAGTTTCACAGCTTACCTGTTGTCGGCAGTATGCTTACTCCTGTAACTAAGGCTTATCGTCATCTTGATGCTATTTTGCGGACAGATAAAATTATTGAAAACTCTATTCTTTGGCGTGACAACAAGCTAGAGCAGTTTGAAATTGAAGAGATGGCTCGCATGGGGCTGGACAGAGACACTGCTATTGCTATTGCAGATGTCAAAAAACTTAATGGTGAGGTTGCTTACCAAAAAGGCGATCAGCTTTGGTTTGCAAATATAACTGAATGGCCTGGTAACACTCCTAAAGAGCGTGAAATTAAACGGAAGTTTGTTAACGCATTAGAAAATGGTATGCACAACACTGTTGTTATAGCTACTGCTGCCGACAAACCTATTATTGTTCGTGGCGCTGCTTACGTTCAGTATAGAAGCTATCACAAAGCCATGGGGTATACTCCTGACTCTCGCGTTTCCTATAAAGGCAAGCAGATGGTCAAGGTTTCAAGCGGTGCAATGTCCTTACCTTTTGTTTTCCAGAGCTTTGGGCTTGGCGCACTACCTCGTATTGTTGGGCGCATTACAGACCCAATACAAAAAAATCGTGTAACCCAGGCGCTTACTGGTATAGCCATGGGGTATGCAGTTCTTTACTTGCGTAAGCCTGATTGGTGGAGAGAGCAAGCTGATTGGCAAGACTTGCTATTTAGGTCTGTAGACTACTCGGGATTGGCGGGTATCTATGGAGATATTTTCTACACTAGCCTTGAGATGATGGCTGGTGCTGGAGTTATCGACGAAAAAACAAGCTTTATAAAACCTAAGTATTATGGCATTGACGAAACTGATGCGCTTGCAGCACCT